CGGGCCACCGTCTTCGCTGACGTAGTGGCCGGCGTCAATATGGCCGGTATGCGCTGGGCGAGTCTTGCGGCTAACCGTCTTCGCGGTCGCATCCATCGTGTACTGCGGATCCTTGTAGACATCCGACCATGCGCCGCGATAGAACTGCACCGAATGCTCGTGTACGCGGCGAAATCGGTCGTTTTGAAAACCGGTGCCGTTCTGTTTCTTCCAGATGATGTCCTGCGCGTACTTGAAACCGAACGCCTCCATCTCGTCGAATACGCCAGCGAGGAATCGCATGCTGCCGAATACCCAGATCGATGATGCCGGCTTCAGGACGCGCGCCGCTTGCACAATCCAGCCTTCGCAGCGGCGATCCCATTCAAGCGACGTGTCGCCGTAGGGCGGATCGGTGATGCATGCGTCCGCCGCGCCAGTAGGCCATGCGGCCATGATTTCGCGGCAGTCTCCCGCATGGCACTTGCCGAGCCAGTCAGGACTACTACCTAACGAATCTGCAACCTTTCCCATCTCCACCCCCTCTTTATGCCTTGCTAGACCAGCGTGGGCAGGTATGGCCGCCCGTCACGAACTTGTAAGTCGGCAGATGCTCGCAGTTGCGAAGGCCGACTTTGTAGTGCTCGCGGTGGCCCGGTTCCTTGGTCGCCTTTGAGCAATTGCGGCAGATCCGCTCAGGCTGCTTTTCGCGATCCACGGTGTGATTCCCAGTCAAACGTGACCCAGATCCCACCTTCTCGAAGGCGATCGAAGCTGCGCTCGCCCAGGAATTCCTTCATGCCTTTGGCCGCGAGATTCGTCAGCAGGATCGTCGGCATCAGATCGCGATAGCGGCGATTCAGCACGTCGAACAAAATCACTTGCTCGCCGTCGGTGCCGTACTGCACGCCGATCTCGTCGATGATCAGGAGGCTGACAGTCGACAGTTCGGTCAGAACGGCGCTTTCCGTCATCTCCGAATCGCGGCGCCACGTATCGCGAACCATCCGCACCAGGTCAAGCGCGTTCAGGTACATCACCGTCCCGGTGGTCATGCACAACATGCCGGCCGCGATTGCCAGATGGCTCTTGCCCGTCCCGGGCTTGCCGGAGAACACGACCGTCGTGCCGTCGCGGAAGTGATCGCCGAAGTTCTCGGCAAAATCCTTGGCGACCTGCAGGGCCTTTTGCTTCGGCTCCGTGTCGGCCACATAGTTTTCGAACGTCCGGTCGCGGAAGCGCATGGGAATGCCGGACTGGCTCAGACGCTGCTCCATGCGGCGCTGACGATCCGATTCCTCGTCGGCGCGGCGCTTTGCTTCAGTCTCCGCTTTCTGCTCTTCGCAGCAAACAGGGCAACCCGTCCAGATGATGCGACGGCCAAGCAGCGACATGCCCTTCGATTCGTACTCGCCGTGACGCTCGCAACTGACGGCGCGTGTCTCGTGCGAAATTGCTTCAGAAGCTCCCATCTGGATTCACCCCTTCGCTGTAGTCGATCCGATCAAAACCACTATGTCGGCTCTGCTTGCCTTGACCATTCGCCGGCCCCTGCGCACCACGGGCCTCGATCCGCTTCGCCTCAGTTGCCCAGCGCTCCAAAATCGAAACGATGTAGCCCGCAGCAATGCGCTCATTGGGCTTTGAGCGTCTCGCGTCTTCACATGCAGCCCGCACCGTTTCCGGCGCTACACCCTGATTGGCAAGGGCAATGATGCGAGGATCGGCAGGGTTTGCCTGAATGCCAAACTCACGCATAACGCCCGTCAACTGACCCGCGCGTATCGGGACTATCATCGCGCCACCTACTTCAACCTCACTACGTACGGTGTTAGTACCAAGGGGGTTGATAGGTATAGGTGTAGGTAAAGGGCATTGCCCAAGCACACCTTCAGGCATTGCTCCATGCTCTGCTTGTTGCAATGCTTGGAGCATGCTCGGAGCATTGCTTGCTGCATTTCTTGGAGCATCCTCCGGGGACTGCTTGGAGGGTTGCTCTGGGTTATTCTTAGTCCACCGCGCAGCAGCTGCGGCCCTTGCTTTTTCCACGGCCTTGCTTTTGTTCTGCTTGGCCGCCATCAACTCCTTTTCGATGCGCTTGTGATGCCAACGTCCGTCTGATAACGTGAAAAACTTGGTGATCTTGGCCTTCGTCTTTTTCCAAGCAGACAGCGAAAGCTTGGTTATCTGGGCCAACTCTTCGTCGTCGTCAGGGGGCGCCCCGTTCATCCAGTAATCCATGATGAGAAGCAGGTAGGCACCGTGTTGCTCGGTGTTCAGGCGTTGCGTATCCGCTAGATACGCCCCGATGAACAACGGCATCCATACCTTGATCTTTTCTTCGTCGCTCATTGGCGAGTTCCGTTACTTCCGCAGTTCCGCGATGAACCGAATCCCTTGCTTCGCTGCCTGTTCCCGGATGCTTTTGCTCGACAGGGACGGCAAATGAATCTGGCACTCCCTAACGCCGCCGAGCGGATAGTGGTCGCGCAGGATTCGAATGTCGCCCGTTGTCCAGTGGTGATAGGGACGGGTCACATGCATCTCCATGCGCCGCCAAAGGCGAAGGAGATTACGAAGGCCATCCACGCATCAATGATCAGGTCGATCATGCTGCACCCCGCGGATCTTCTGCGCCGAAGTATTCGACCGGATCGGCGCGGAGCGCCTCGACATGCTCAGCCGACAGCGGAGCATCGCCACGCCAGCGTCCCATGCGATGGGTGCCGACATATCGCGTATAGGTGTTCGTGGCCGTGTCGATCACCAGCAACGGCGTGCGGTTGGAAATTTGCTGCGTCATGCGACTCTCCTAGGTGTTTGGCGCAATTGGGTGGTCTGCGCCTGAATGCGATCCAGTGCGGCCGTGGCCTTAATCAAGGTCTCGGAAGCCGTTTGAATCGCCTCCGTCAGCTTCACAACGTCATCTTCCGGGCACTTCCGATCCGGGCGAGCGTGCAGCGTCTCGTCGCAGACGTAGTGCAGCGGCTCGTAGCTGTTGCAGAACTTCATCAGCGCGATGATCTGGCTGAACTTGAAGCGCTCATCACCCTTCGGGTTTAGGCAGGCCTTCAGCTTCGCGTAAGCACTCTCCGGCTTCATGTCGGGCCAGAGATGGCAAGCAACCTCTTTGATCGACTTGCCGCTGTTGCTCACCATCAACTGGAATGCCTCGAACTCATCTTCGTAAAAGAGTTTGCTTTGCATCAACATGGCAACCGTCCGGCCGCCCCGAATGAGTGATAAAAGCCGCTTTCTCCCTGGTCCCCTTGACGTCCCGAAGTATTAGGGGACGCTAGGGGTTCTCGTTGCGGCGCTAAAAAAGGATGATCGAGTCATCCAAGCACTACGCACTACCTGACATGAACTACCTACTCAGCCCGCTCATCGCGAGCTTCCTACTGATAAAAAGGCCCCGTCTTTCGACCGGGCAAACCGTTACACGTCGGGGTGGCGTGTACGGAGACCACTGTTTCAGAGGCTTTGCATGCGCCTCTGCGAATTCCTATGCTTCAAGTACGAGCTTCGAACTTGCTGAGCGTGCCGCCTGCGGGCGGTTGCGTGTCGTCGGTAGATTGAACGGACTCGTTGATTCGCTCGCTCTCAGCAATCGATTGAGCCGAGCTGCGAACGTAGGCCCAATCGACATCGGGGCGAAGATCCTCAAGTCGAACGGCACGCCGCGATGCTTTCTCGATCTCAATGGCCATCGATTCCTTGCAGCGACGCTGCCCGTAGGCGATTTGCCAGAGATATGCGACCGACGTGCCGACCTGCTCCGCGAGGGAGGCGCGTTCGTCCTTGGCCAGAGCCTTGAAGTAAGTACGAAAGATGTCCATGGACAAACGATAGCAAATGCTCTCGCAAAACACAAGCATTTGCGCGCAAAACAATAACTCCTGCTATCACAGCAAATGCTAGTTTTGGGTTTTAATGCCGCCATGGATATGGACGCCCACCGCCGCCAGCGCTTACAGGCGCTCGTGGACAAAGACACAAGCGGGAATGCCGCGGCTTACGCGCGCCTTCACAATCAGGATGCAGCGCGGATTCGCCAACTGCTCAACCCGAACTACCGAAAGGGGAAGGGGTTCGGAGAAAACGCAGCTCGCCGACTCGAAGCCGATCTAGGCCTGCCCGCTCTCTACTTTGATTTCGGCGCAGGCCAGGAGTCTTCCAAGCACATTTCTGCGTTTACCGAAAACGAAGAAAAGAGGCAGAACGCTGGCATAATTGGCGGTTTGCCGCCCAGTTCTAGGTCTAGCATCAACGAGCCGCTGGAATCGAACGTCGGCGAGGATTTGCAGCTTAGGACTGGGAGGGCTGTAGCCGTGGTCGGAGAAGTTCAAGGTGGGCCGGATGGGTACATCAACATTGACGACTACCCAGCGGGCCATGGGTGCGCCGAGTTGCCCGAAGTGCGTTCGCGCGATTCAGGTGCTTATGGCCTAAAGGTTCGCGGTGATAGCATGCGTCCGCGCATCAAGAGCGGCGAATACATCGTTGTCGAGCCGAATGCTGAGGCGCAGCCTGGCGATGATGTCGTGGTGAAATTCGCTGATGGCAGCGCTGTCGTGAAGGAGTTGCTGTGGATTCGCGATGGAGATGTGTGCTTGGGCTCCATCAATAATGGAGTCCCCCCGATTACGCGGCCGCTGTCGGGCATTCGGTCGATTCATCGTGTGGCCGCGATTATGCCTCGAGGATCGGCGGTCGAGATTTAGCAGACACCGAGTGATTCGCGAACGAAGCCCGCCCCGTGCGGGCTTTTTTACGCCCAATGCTCCTGCAGTCGGACCTCTAAAAAATTTTGTTCGCGGGCGATAGCTTTTGCTTGCGCTCAACGAAAGCGTTTGCTATCGTTACACCCATGCCGCAACACATCGCATCAAGCAACGCACCGGAGAACGAGATGACAACCACCGAGCTTCGCGTCGAACTGGACGCTGATGCAGTCAACGCGAAGCTGGCGGAGGCGCAGTCAGTTCTTGAGCGCCTTCCGGATGGCGTCGCTGACGAGATTCGCGAACGTTTCGCCGATCGCATTGACCTGCGCGTCGATCTCATCCCGGCTGATGACGCGGCCACAGGAAGCGCAGCTGGCGGATGCGAGTTGCTCGGGCGGTACGTCGCCATCTGTCCCGTCCTTGATGAATTGATCGCCGCCGCAGTCGGGGCAGCGAATGTTGGCGGAGCCGATGTTGTGGGTGGTCATAGCGTACCAGTCTCGTGTGGTTGAGGAACCAAGAAGTTAGCACGGGACGGCTTTCGGAACGCCACGGTTATCAGGCGTGACTTCGCGGGATGGAGAGAATCCCGCGCCCAAATTTTAGGAGCCCACCATGTTCAACCTCTGGATCCGCGCAATCCGCGACATGCAGCACGAAGCACTCGTTGCGATGTGGATGCCGCATGTCGACTCCTCCAGCTTCATGACGTGGCGAGAGGGTGCGGGGACGATGGTGGGTGTGCCGCAGATTTGCGGCTGCTGAACAGGTCGAAACAGGGTTGACGCCCGAGCAGTTGGGGCGGCGGTATCTCAACCCTGTCTTAGCGTAATGCGCTAACTGACGAGACCGTCAGAGGCACAACGGTGCCGCCTCGAAAGAGGATGTTCTTTAACAACGCGGTGAACGAGTGCAATCAGGCCGGCGCCTTCTCCCGGCCTTGAGCAGAACGGAGGTGGCGGGTCGTGAAGCCACCATGACCCATAAGGGCGCCGGGCCTGACTGCATTCGACACTGCTTCATGGATAAACGGATCGCCCTCGAAAGAGCGCGCCCATCCCCGTCCTGCAGGATGAGAGCAACACAAAATGCAGAAAACGTCAGCGGCTGGCCCGTTGATCGACCGCGAAAGCGGCGCCCAGCGACAAGTGGCGTGGTAACTCGTCGCAACCGTGCGGATCCGGGAATACAGACCGGCTCCGCACGTGAGCATTGCTATCGAAAGGGGCTGCACTCCCTGACAAGTAACTCGGCGTAAGGCTTGCTGGCCCGGTGGTTTTGGTCCCCGGTTCTTACGGCAAGAAACACCAGTAGAGAGCTTCCTATCATAGTGCGGACCCTTCCGATAGCAGTAGCAACGAGCCTGCGCGATGGCAAGCGTACTCCAAGTGGCGGAGAAAAGCGGGTGCCCGACTTGCCGCCGTTAGCGGCTCTGAATTCATCGCCCGGCGGATACCCGGGCATACGCGGCCGCAAGGCCATATCTAAATGGGGATGCCCTCCGTTAGAGGGCTTAGCTGTTTGAGTGGATGGCGTTATGCGGCTCCTAGCGAGCTGGCGACGTGCGCTGGCAGATATGGAAACGGCAGCGCTTCTGCGCTTAGGTCCGCCCATAGCCGATCGGAAACACAGGCCGATCCGTAGCGCCATCCACTGAACCAGTTCCCGGGCAATCGCCCGATGTGTCAGTCACACGATTAGTACAACTACGGAGAAACCATGCAACAGCTTCAGATTCCCCCGATCGCCGAAGGCGAGATCTACCTCTGCGGCTTCGTCGATAAAAACGGCGACATCACGCACACGATCCTTCTGCCTGGCGACAACGACCGCGCTACGTGGCAGGAACAGATGGGCTGGGCCAAAAGCATCGGCGGCGATCTGCCGACCCGAGCCGAACTCGTGATTGCATACGAGCAGCATCGCGATCTGTTCCAGAAGACCGCGTACTGGTCGAACACGCCGGACGACGATCCCGAATATGCCGGCTGGGCGTGGTACCAGGACTTCTACCACGGCTCCCAGGACCACTTCCGCCAGGGCAGCGAGTTCCGCGCCCGAGCCGTCCGCAGATTGTCGATTTAACCCTTCGCCCATTTCCAACGGAGCATCGCAATGACGATCACGCTCGCAGCCATCCAGGCTGCTCAGTCGAAGCTGTCGGACGATCACGTGCGCATCAGCGCCATGATCGAAGAGTTCAAGAAGCAGTCGCAATCAAGCGAATACCGCGTTCCCGCCGTCACGATCCCACTCGCGGCCGGCGAGCGCATCGCCGGAGCGATCCTGGATGACGATGGCACGATCAATCACTACGTGATTCT